GTAATGCTTGCTCTTTACGCTGTGCTACTCGAGCTTTGATATTTTCAGTTGCATTACGATTGTTCATTCCTGCGCCTGACAATTCAAGCATACGTGCATGTTCATGTTGTGCTTGAACATGGCCTTTGTATTTTTCCATTACGCTGTGACAAGCACGTTCGACCATACCATCAAACTTTTCTGCTCGCATTGTGTCTGGTTCAATGTTGTACTTTTCTTTAAGTTCTTTACACATCTTAGTAACGAACCCTTCTTCACCAATGGTCATGGTACCTTCATTGGCATTGAAAAAGCCACTTACACGTTCTTCAATTTCATCAAATAATTTTTCTGCTGTGCTACCATGACGCTTTTGTTTCCTATGCATCATGTCTTCATCTGGATTTTCAGCAACTGGAGCAGCCGCTGGCGGAGCCTCAGCTGGCACTGCTTCTGGAGGTGCCTCTGCTGGAACTGCTTCTGGAGGTGCCTCTGCCGCTGGAGCTTCAGCTGGCGCACCTTCTGGCGGAGCCTCAGCTGGTGGCACATCTTTATCAAATCCCAATTTGCCTGCAAAGTCTGTTTGATTTTCAGAGTCATGTGCTTTTAAAAATTCACTAATGATTGGTCTAGCATCCATTTCATCTAAGCCCAAATCAGCCAATGCTTCAAATGCTTTGCCTAATTTATCATTGTCAACTATGTCTTTTAAACTGTCTCTTACGTTGCTGGCATTGGTTCCCAATGGCAAGTCTTGATTAAACAAGTCCTTTAATGACTGCATGGCTTGACTACTACGGTCTTCGTCGCCACTAAACAAATCATCTTCTTCACGTACTATTTGTTCAATAGCTGATTCAAATTGATCTTCTGGGGATTCAAATGTTGATTTTGGTCGTTGAACTTCTTGAGCAGCCGAATTGATTGCGCCCCATAGGCCGCCCATTGACCCAGCCATGCCGTTGTTAGGACCTTGAACTCCTAGCTGTTTGGCAACTTGCTCAACAGTCATGCCTTTAGCTAACAATTCTTTGGCTTTACGATTTACTTCAACCCATTCGCCAGAAACACGTTCAGCTAAAATATCATCAGCTTCAATATCCTTTACAGGAATATCACTCTCATCAACTAGACTGTAAATGTATGGGAATACTGCCTTTAGTTCTTCATTAAAACTACGCACAGTTAATCTATCTACCCAGTCATTTAAAATTTCTTCTGGTACAACTCTTGACGGACGACTTGTAAAACTTTCTTTAAACAAAGCATAGTTTTTTGGACTTTGTAGTGTGTGAACTTCTTTTTTAAGTTGTTCAATACGTTCAATAACTTTACTGTGTATTGTCCCCATAGCTTCTGAAATAACTTCACTACGCTCAACATAGTTTTTAAAGAAACGTAATTTTGCAAGTTCTTCACTTAGGCTTACAACGTGCTTGCCAATATCATCATAAGGTGTTCCGCCATGTGACACATGTTGTGCCAAGGCGCGAGCTCCGTTCAAATGTTTTACAGGATAAGCATAACGTTCACCAACAGCATTTTCAATAAAGATTCTTTCAATGTGTTGTGTCCTACCGTTAGGTGCATTATAGTTTACTGGTTGGCTGTGTCTAACAATAATTTTAGCTTCGCCAATTTCTTGGTAACTAGTTCTACTAGTTCCAGATAGTCTAGATTCGTTCATGTTTCCTTCTCCGATAGGATCTCTCTTATCTAAGTTACTTTGCGATGGGTTTTGTAATTTAAAGTCCAATGAGTGAGATTGCGCAAAATCACCTAACTCATCTAAAAAGTCAACCCAAGAACTGTCTCTTGGATTTTTGTTCCATAATACTAGCAGAGCTGGCTTTTGATCTGCATCTGATAAACTAATTGACACATTGGTTAATTTCTCACCATTGCGCCTGTTAGTGAAGTCAAAGCTGATTTTTCTAGCATCACTGTCACGATGTTCCTTCCCATCAATAGGCTTACCGTCAACAGTTTCCTTTTTCATACTGGGAAATCTAGTGGACATTTGTTGCACTAAATCTTGGGCAATTCTTTCAAAATTCGCATTCATAGTAATATTTAGCTTAAACTGCTGGAAATGAAAATGGGTAATGGAGCCTCATAATCTTCCTCAGTATGTGTTCCCGATATGGTTTCAAAGACCCTTTGATCCCAATCTGCTATCAATTGACTCATTCTCACAATTAGCAATAGTGAGCTAACTAAATCGTCGTGTTCTCCGCTTTTTGCCTTAAAACTAAAGCCCGCGGCAATAAACGCCTTTAATTCTGAAATTAAACTTTTACTGGTCAATTCCATTTTGCCAGTTTCAATCAAGTGCTTTAGTCTGGCACAAGCGGCTATTTTACTACCATGTGTGGTGTTAAAACCTTTTCTAAACTTGCGTACATGACCCTTACGCATGGGTTCTGAAATCATAAGACCAGCAAATTGTTCTTCACCTTGATCCTTAATACATACTAGTCCAGCTTCACCAACTGTATTGTTTTCAATACTCCAGTATATGTTGTTACTAAGCCCATTCATACTATCTGATAGATATTTTAATATATCTTTAAGTATTTTAACTTGTCCTTGTATGGGTGTTAAATTGTGGTGCCATTCTGCAACTTGTTTGAAACTTGGCAACTCAAACACTTCAATGGCCGCAAAGTCACCACCGGTTCCCAAACTGGGATCCAAACTTACTAGGTAAATGTTTTCTGGTTTTGGCTCTAGATACCAGCGTGTTTGTCCCATTTTAAATTTGGGATCTTTGCCTGTTAGCTCTGCCAAAGTCAAACTGCTAATTAGTGTTTCATCATAGATCAAGAACTCGCATCCGTATTCACGACGGAAACGTTCTTCACCAATACGACTTTGTTCCGTCTTTGCCCAGGCTTCATCTCTATCTGGATGTTCGCTCCAATGGCATGTGTATGCGCTGAATCCGTTCATTCCCAGTGCTTGTTCATTGCCATATTCATCAAGTTTGTTGTTTGCTTCTTTCCAAATATTGGCAAACGTATCTTCGTCACTGTTGGGTGTTGATGTAATAATAGCACGACCACCAGTTGCTAGTGTTGGGGATATTGAAGTCCAAAACTCATCGGCGATATTTGGTTGTACAAATGCAAACTCATCGCAATACAGTAAGGATATTGACATACCACGACCAGTATTACCGGTAGTAGTTGCTGAAACAATTCTTGAGCCGTTATCAAATTCAATACTCCCTTTATTATAGTTGGTAACCCCACTGCGAATATGATCTGGACAAAGTTCATATGCATAGCGTATACGTTGCATAATTTCCTGTGAGCCAGTATATTTGTGTGCCGCAATCAACACAGTTTGATCAGGGTGAAACATTGTGTACCACAACAAGTATCCTGCCGCACAAGTGGTCTTGCCCATCTGCCTAGGCAACATATTAATTGTAAATCTATGGCCATGATATGCGTCCAACAATTCTGTTTGAAATCCATAAGGATCAAACAACAGTTTACCTTGAACTGGGTGTTGTATATAAAAGAAGTTTTTACAAAAATAGTGATACCCAGTATCTGGATCCGCACATGCCAATAAGTCAGCAACTTGCTGTTCTGTAAACTTATCTTTTTTGTGAGCCTTTTTTGTCAGTACCCCGTCTAAACTTTTACTTGTCATGTTGTTATTTACAATAAAAAAGCGGAGACTCGCTCCGCTTTGATATTACGTTTTACCAATTATCTGTTTCTAACTTCTTGATACAAGTTATGTAATTGGCTCTTTAGACTTTCTGAAGTAACTGTGTACGGGTTGCCGCCACCGTTAACTTTGGGTGCTTCATTGTCTCCGTGGCTGTGTAGGTCATTGCCTTTCATTTTGGTAACTTCATCGCCAGCATATTCTTCGGCTGGACTGTTGGCGTATTCTTCCATCTCAACTTCTTCTTCGTCACCAAACATCTCACCGTCTTCTTCACCACGTTCGTCATCGCCATGTGTCAACATGTCTAACGGGCTTTCTTCTTCACCGTGTTCTTCTTCTCCACCTATTGACAGCACAGCGCCCACTGGTCCTGATACTGCATCGTCCCCGCCCATCATGTCGCCACCTTTAAGCAAATCCAAAAGATCACGAATGTTTTCTGTTCCGCTAGCATTAACACTAACATTCATTGTTACTGGTGGTGAAGGAGGCATACCGCCCATCATTGGAGGCATACCGCAACTTTCATTTAATCCTGAAAGCGTTTTAATTGATTTTAGATCCAACTCTTTTAAAGGAGCGTTGGTTTTAACTTCCTTTAATTGTGTTACTGGTTTGTCGTATTGATCAATTTTGTTTAATAAATTATGGAAGTTCATTTCTTTTGTCCTTTAAATGGGTCAGCATTTTTTTCTTCTGGTGATGATTTAGCTAAAATCGCATCGTTAACACCTTTTACTTGGTCGCCCTTATGGCTTATTTTACCTAATTCTTTTAGAAAATTTAGTACTTTCTTATCGCCTACTTGATCTTGTGCGCTTTCAGTTTCATAAGGTTTGTTCAGTATTGCTTCTGTTGAAGTTCCAATTCTATTCAATCCTTCTAAATTATCTTCAATTATTTCTTCTTCTCTTGCACTGCGTACACGTATACCGCCTCGAGCAATCATTAATTGATCAGCCAAATATTCAGTTAATGTTTGCGTACTAACTGGGTAACGGCAAGCCACATCAAAAATTGTAACATGTGTGTTTTTCATCTCTGGAAAGTCCAACGGGCTTTCTTGAATTGGGATGCGTTTGCCCTTGCTGATGCTTGCGCAGTCATATTTCATTAGGGCTGTTTTCATTGCCTTATCAAACCCTTCAGGAAGGTCTCCGGCAATCTTAATTTTGAATTCGTAAGTTTTTACGCTTTCTGAAAGGTACTCTTTAAATGTTGACATAGTGATATCCATTGTATTGTATTTATTTCATATTCTTAAGTTTTTCAATTAGGCTATTACGGTCTGCTATCACATATCCGTCGCCATTTAGATTAACTCCGTCGTTTTCATTAGAATCTTGATCCAATTTTTGTTTCTTAAGTTGTAGTTCAATCATCTTAAGTTTCTTGTCTATTTTTGCGGCTTTGGCATCAATTGCGTTTTTAAGCATGCCGCCTGCTACTTCAAAAATACGCCCGCTGTAACGTGCTTCCACGTTCATACCCAAGTCCATTAAGTCATCATATGCGTCTGTTGCTCTCTGTGCCAGTGCATCAAACTCTGTGTCACTGATATCACCCAAGCCTTTAACTTGGGGCAATGCCGCGGCAATTTTATCAAATTCAGCCATATCTCTAAGAAAGGGTGCTGGGACAGCAGCCTTGGCACGATCGTTGTTAACAATCTTCTTGTTTTCGGGCAAATTTAAAATTTCTTCAAGTTTCTTAGTCATAGCAATACTTATCTAACTCCGCCCTGATGGAATAAATCTCCTTCACTTAACACACGAAATTTAATTCCCTGTCGTTTGCACCAAATTTGTGCTGATTGCCACTTGGCTTGATTCTTCACATACTGCGCTTGATTGTATTTACTTTTGCCCACGCTTTCTAATACTGTTTGATTTTTTGGTTTAACTTCAATCAGTTCAACTAGCATTTTGCCAGCTTTGTCCACATACTGTATAAAAAAGTCAGGAATGTAAATTGTTTGTCTATTGGTCAATGGATCTCTGTAGGGAATTGAAATTGCTTCACTGGCCCAACGCTGTATACTTGGATGTGTATCACAAAAAGTCATAAAACTGTATTCCCAACTGCTGCGATAAGTTGGTGTTTTATTACCTATATATTTTTGTGGGTTTTTTGGCACGAATTTACCACGGGCAAATCTGCTCATACAAGTATGTTACGACTCTCATAGGTTTCAACTGAAGTGGTTACTTTATAACCCAGTGTGCTGGTTTGTTCTCTGTAACTGTTCAGCACTTCAGTTACCACTTTGGCCAACTGCACATCTGTTAGGCCTTTCAATGTGTCAATAAGTTCAAATACGTTTACGCTATCTAATCTAGCTTGATTCAACAACACAATGCCAGTGCTACGTGCTGCTTCGTCATCAAATCCTCTTTTTAAAAAAAATCCCAATACTGCATCAATTTGATTACTGGGAAAAGTTATTTGATGTAAAAAGAATTTGTCAAACAGCGCACGAACTTCTTGATTATTGCCGTTGCCTGATGTTGTTTGTTCTTGAGGTAGGTTAGTTTTCATTTCACGGTCCAAAATCCACTTGAGTTGCAACTGTTGTTGTGTTGTTATTGACACTGCCGGGAATTACAACATTTTTTATACCGCTCAAACCCACCCCTACGGCTGCTACAGCGCCAGCGGTAAGCAATCGCGTTCCTTCAACAGAAAGACCTGCTTTTGTCAAACTTTTGGCATTTTGATATGTATTCACCGTGGTGATTGCTGTTGATAAAAAGTTTGCTGGATTGTCAAAAGCTGTGCCGTTTGCTAGACTGGTAAGTATATCACTGGCACCTTCAATAACACCACCTGGACCAAACAGTGTACTAGTGCCACCGCCGGCCACACTTAGTGGGCTTGGTGTTTTATCATAATGATCCACTGCAAACCCTTTTACTCTACCACTGCGTGTTGATCCAATATCATAGTGTACTGCTTCATAAGCAATGGTCATGTTGTTTTCAGCACCAGCACTGCCTTGATCACTGCTTTGAGCAGTGTCGTGACTGAATGCTGTAATTACTGGGTTAACCAGTGTGTAGCTAACATATTCTCTTTTGTTCAGTTGATACAATACAATTTTATTAAAAAATGGCATTGCGACGTTATTATCCAAACCGTATTTTGTTTTGATATAACTGGCGTTTCTCATTGCGTTTCTAGAATATGCACCTGGCGTTTTTGAACTGCTTGGATCTGCAAAATAATAACTGTAGTAATTTTGCCAAAGTGTGTTTATAATGTGTGCTCTGTCATCATGAAATTTGATATTAATGGGTTGAAACTCGTGATCCATTGTGACAACTTTTTTTCTATTGTATTGATTCAATGTAGCTGTTTTCAATGTAAATTTGGGTAAATCAACACTTTTGACCAACAAGCCAATTTCAGTTTTGTGTTGGAATTTCAAGTTAGCTGATTTTAACGCACTGTCATTAATGTCAAAAAATACATGGTATAGGAATTTGGACTTGGGCGCAAGTCTAAAATAGTCATCCTGAAAAGTTCGTGCGGCATGTTGCCACGATCCCACATTTCCTTTGGGATTACCAAGACCATTTACTAGCTGGTCTAAAAAACTGTTATCTTTACTGGCCATACTTTATTTATTGAATAAAATTAACTGCGTACATAACTTCAAGTCGTTAAAAAAGGCTGTTTCCAGCCTTTTTATTATGTTGTGCCAGCGCCTGCACCAGTTGCCAGTGTATTTATAGTTCTTCCAACTGTTATACCAACTCCAACACCTTTATCGAATTGGATCGCATTGTCATACTGGATGCTAAGGTCAATAGTTGCTGGACCTTGTTCAGCATATGATAATGACTGATAATTGGCACTAACCAAATAGCAACCATACACTTCCCAAGTTTCTAATACTATTGGCGTATCACCGCCATTACCACCATCTAACATCTCAATTCTTGTTGTGAATTTATAGTCAACACCAGACGCCGCTGAACTTTGCTCATAGAAGTCAAATTGTTTCTGTAATTGTTCACCAACTCGTTTACTTACTTGGTTTGTTACATCATCACGTAGTACAATAGCAATTGGACTCCATGTGGGTTTACCTGCATAGTTGATTTTGCTGTTGTATATTTCAATAACTTGATTTGCAAAAGCAACGTTTGGGCGTGCCGCACTAACCACTTGCTTGGTCAATTCAGTTGATGGAGATGTAACACCAAATGCATCAAATGTTACTCTAAATCGATATTTCAGTTTTGGCATGAGCAAGCCTTGTGTTGCACTTTCTCCGCTAGCACCAGGTAAAGGTACTGTATATTTTGATAATGTTGCTATTGACATTTTAGTATGCTCCGTTAATAATATTTATCATCTTATAGACCTGCTATTTCGCCCGTGTTCTTTAGGCGTAATGGAATGTAGATGAATTCAACTGCTTTGACCGGTTCAATGGCCACATCAACATACAACTCGTTTCTATCGATTCTAGACGGAGTATTGTTACTTTCATCGCAGACCACAATGTAATCATACAATGCACGTTGACCAACTAGTTCCAACATCAAGCTCTCCACTGCATTTTTAATTTCATCACGAGTAATTTTATCGTTTGGTTCAAAAATGTATGGTTTAGCCAGTACGCTTAGTTGTCTACGTAAGTAAATTACCAAACGTGCTACGTTGATACGATCCAATGCACTTGCGTTTCTTGCACGAGTTTTCTGACCGTAGTTAACAAGACCAACACCTGTTAAGAATGTAAGTGGGTTTACTTTGACATCATACAATGTATCACGTTGTCCGTTGTTTAATGCCACTGCTGTAAATTCGCCTTCATCGTCAATATATCCAACTGCTGTTGCGTTAGTAATACCACCGCGACGTGTTCCAGCTGGAGCAAACCATGGATAGCTCACATTGTCGCTTAGTGCAATTGTGCGTAGCATCATGTGACTTGGTGGGACAACTACGTTGTTACCAAAGTTATCGCTTGTGAATCCCCATGGATAGAACATGGCCATGTATTCGTCAAAACTGGCCGCGCCAAGATCATTATCTTCCAATGCCAATGAAGCATTGTTGCCCCAATTGCTTAAACTTGTTGCATCACTGTGTAATCTTGCTGGAGTATCACCAACAACAAACGCTGTTAAACCGCGGTCATAGTTTAGTGTGATCATTTCGCCAATTAGTTCTGGATAACCTGGGCAAGCAATCAAGTTAAACACACGTTGATCTTCTTCACGAATCTCTTGGTTGCTGTTTGTCAATGCTTGTAGTGCTTGTACAATAACTTTACGTTGTGCTTTACGTCCAAATGTACCTGAACCGTCTTCTTGGTTGCCAGCTTCGCTAACCCAACGATGTGGATAGTAAGCTGCCATTGACACATCATTCATACGTGGATTGTCTGCATTTACGTCAACTGAGTTACGTACATATTTCTTAACATTGAATCCGCTTCTACGCAAATTCCATAGCAACATGCCTTTTGG